GATGTTGAGCATCAAACCTGGTTACCTTTGATATCTAATGCGGTTTATGGTTTAAAGATGGCAGATATCAAGGAAAAGAAAACAAAATTTACATCTGAAGTTGTTATTTGTACATCTAATGTTGCTTTTCCTGAAACAGGAACTGTGGATCGCGCAGCTCTTTTGCGTAGAATGGAGAATCATGTGTTGATATCTTGGGAGAATGGTTTCCCAGCTCGTGTTGATCCATCGAATCCAAATTTGACTTCACAGGGGTTGTCTCGCGATAATTCTCATTACAAGATGCGTATTTGGAAGCAAGGTAAATATTTACCAGTTCCTGTTGGTGTTGTTGCAGACAATGGCAAAGTTAAGGGACCTGTAAACCAGTCTGGTGCAACTGCACCTTCGCGTTCTGATGATTTTACTCAAGCGGGATGGCCTTTAAAGTATGTTGACACTTCTGTTGAACCCGCAGTGAACAAATTTTATGTGGATGACTACACAACCATTTCTCTGGATGTACTTGTTGACAGAGTTGTTGAATCTGTGAAGGCTAAAAACCGTGAAGCGAATATAGCTGCCAAGGCGCATGCTTCTGATGAGGTTGTTACTCAATCCCTGATTCTTCCAGGCCATGTAGGTGATCATGCTGAATACAGTGAATATCAGTTTCCATTGCGTAACCAGTATGGTGACATGGTTTTTGGGAGTTCTAATGGTGAGATGATTCGTAGTATTTCCAGTTTGAATGAACTTGTGAACTTCAATGTTTCGTTGCTTAGGAAAATAGTTAAATGTCGTTTTGGTAGTTCTGTTTCTTTGTTTGAATCGTGGTATTGTAGAGGTGTTTCTCAGTCTTTCGATTTTGAGGAAGGTGCGACTGAGGAACGTTTAACATGCGCGCTTGATGTTGTGACTGCTTATCGGACGTTTTGTCGTAGCCGTGTCGCTCCTGCAGTTGAACATGACCTGCCATATTTTGTGGCTCGTCTTGGTGAAAGAGGTTTTCTCTTTGCAGATGGTGATAACAAAACCATGATTGGGCCAAATATAAATGGACAGCGTATTCAGTTTCAGCTTCGTCATTTGCATCTTGTGAGTGTTGGTGTCTTTGCTCCTGACGATTATGAGGTCTTGTGTGAAGTTCGTGATCGTATGGGTATCGAGCAACAATACTCAGCTTTTTGGGTTGGTGTTCTTGGCTTTTGTATTATATTGTACCGCTTTTTCATTTTCTGTTTCTTTGCTTTTATTATGATTAATTTTGTTAAAACGCTTTTATCTGTAATTTTGTCGATGTTTGTGTCAAAGAAGGACAAAATAGTGTGCAATGGCAATGATATTGAGCATATGTTGTACATGCGTGAGCAAGCCGGGTTGTCTTGGCAAGGTGATGACCGAGGTTATGAGGATCGTGAAGGAAACCGTTATTTTTATGATCCAGAGAAACGTTCTTGGGTCAAGTATGAGAAACATGGAAATAAGAGACAAGGAAAGAAAGGTGCAACAACACGAAGGATTCGTGGTGGAGCTCGTGCTCATGCGGCAGATTGGATCTCGGAATTAGATTCTGAGATTAATGTTAATGAGGGCGATGCACACATGATAGATCGATTCGCCTCACAGTTTGTGCGTATAACTCTTCTTTCCGATGGACCTCGTCAAATAACGATGTATGGTTTGCAAGTTGTTTCCAACATGGTTCTTGTGCCAAGACACATTCTTGGAGGTGAGAAGTGTAAATCTTATCGGTTCCGTGTGGAAACTGACACAACGTCTTTTACGGAGACTGTGTTTGATGATTCGATTCATGACTTTCGATCTGCGAAGAATGTTTCTGGTTTCGATCTTGAAAACAGTGATGGTATACTTGTTCGGTTTAAATCACTCAAAATACAACGGTCGCTTTTGGGACACATTTGCCATGATGTTCTTCAACCTAGTGGTTTCTTTTCAAAACGTTTGGACTTGATGGCACTTGTTCCACGCATAAGTGAGACTTTGAATGCTGGACCTCGTTGTACTTTTGCTGTCCCTGTTGGGAAACTTCAACTAACTGGAAATGTTAAGTATGCAGATGGAATTTATGCAGAGTACACTGCTCAGTTGTATACAACGGACATACCAGACCTTGCTCACGGCGATTGTGGATCTCTTCTCGTGTTACGAGAAGATGGAGCTTTGCGTATTGCTGGGATATACGTTGCTGGAGATGTGAATACAAGGAAAAATTATTTCCAACCAATAACACGCAGCCTGATTGAATCTCTTTCTGGAGGGGTAGAGTGCAGAGGCTTTGCAAATTATCCACCCGTTGATCCTGAGGGCGAAACTGGAAGGAATATAACAAATCCTCTTCCAGCTTTGGGTAGATATTTACATGCTGACAAA